CATGCGGTGGCGCGGCATCGCAGGTCGATCACATTGTGCCGCTGAGTCGAGGTGGCAGTAACGATCGAGAGAATCTCCAGCCGCTATGCCATAGCTGTCATAGCAGAAAAACTGCTCTGGAACAATTGCGCACGCGCTGATCTGTATAGTAGAGTGAGAGTAGGAGGATCATCGATGCCAGCCATAGACCTGCATGCGCTTCTAGGCGAAGGGCTCACCTCGCCCTACGACAACGCTGCTGCGGTCACGCCGAGCGATACAGTGGATCTCACCTACGCGACGCGCGCACTGTGGTGTGGCGCAGGGGGTACAGTCACTGTGACAATGCTCGGTGGTGGTACTGTTACGATTGATCACGGAACGCATACACTGCTCACTATCAGAGTGACACGAGTATGGGAAACCGGCACATCAAATACCCCCAAGATCGTAGCCCTATGGTGAGGAATTAGAGATGTCAACGACCACGACCACGGCGGCGCCAACGACGACCACGACCACGACCACGACCGCAGGCGCAATTGATCAGCAGATGCTGCTCATCGAGGGGATGACATCGCCTGCAAATGATGCTGCTGCAGTCACACCCAGCGACACGGCCCCGCTCGTTTATGTCAGCCGCGCACTTTACGTCGGTGGCGCTGGCAATCTAGTCGTCACCATGCAGGGCGGTGGCAACGTGACGTTTACGGGTGTGCCCGCTGGCACAGTATTGCCGATCCGATGTAGTCATGTCCGCAGCACATCGACGACTGCAACCGCGATCGTCAATCTCTACTAGGAGTGGCTAGGTGCAAATTTCGATTGGATTATCTCCTGCTAATGCCTCAACGCCTAAAGTGGCATTTTCTCCTGCAAGCATAAGCGGCTTGCAGCTTTGGCTGGATGCTAGCGATGCAAGCACGCTTTTTCAAAATAGCAACGGCACTACAGCAGCCTCGACAGATGGTGACCCGGTGGGGTATTGGGGAGATAAAAGCCCAAATATCAATAATACAATTCAAGCCGATGGCACAAAAAAACCTTTGTTAAAATTAGCTACACAAAATGGCAAAAACAGTGTTCGTTTTGATGGCATAAATGATAATTTAAAGGCATTAACTGGAGGAGCCAATTCTAATTATACTTTATTTGTCGTTAATAAAAAGCTAAACGCAACAGCTGCTAATTACATGTTATTTTCGATGGGAGAAGAGGTAAACGGAAGACGCAGATCTTTGTGGCATTATCCTTATTTCTCGGATGGATACATTGCTTTCAACGGCCAGAATGCTGATTACAGCAACACAAATGTAAATTTAAAATTTGTACAAAATGTGGCTAATATTGCTCAATTACAAAGAAATGGCCAATCGATTAGTCTAGCTAAAAACGGCAACTCATATGCTACAGGGACGGCATCGGCTACTCTTGTAACGTATACAGCTACATCAATTTTTGTTGGCACCAATAATGGCCAGACTGAAGCTTATAATGGAGATTATTATGAAATACTTTATTACAACGTTTTAGTTTCAGACTCTGATAGGACACTTATTCTTAGTTATCTAAATGCAAAGTGGAGCATTTATTAATGCCTACAATTTGGCAGCATACGGTACATGTCATTGCTCTTGCGCAGGCCATGCCGGGCGCAATAGCGGCGCTCGATATTGCGTTTCCGTGTGACGATGGCGCTCCAAGAGACCCGGCTCATCCTGAATGGTATGGCTGCAAACTATCCGCTAATGGATCAGAGCCAGCAACTCATTACGGCTCATCGTTTGCCGTGACTGAGGAGATAAGAAAAGCCCTCGAGTCTCTCGGTCTTGACGACACTCCTGGCATCACTTACTGGAGATGTGGCAATCCTGACGGCATTCTATATGCCACCAATTATCCGGGGCAATCGACGGGCATGCTCTGGGGATTTGATGATAGCTTGGCCGCTATGGGATTGCAGCAGGTGCAAAATAATTACACTCAATGAGGTGCACTAATGATCGCAATCATCTGGCTCATGCTGTCCGCACCACCGTGCCCGACATGACCATCGCCATCGCCTCAGGTGCGGCGGTACGTCGCGCCAGTGAGGAGACCAGCGCCCAAGCCAGCGCCAGCAGCTCAGCCTAGACCTAGACCTGTTTCAATACCATGGACTATGAGGAGGTGATCATGTTTCCGACTAACGCTCTTGTGACTCTGCTATCGTTTGCCCGTGGCCAGACGCCATGGGGCAAGCCCGTCTTTGACTCGCTTATCGAGGTCGTCGTCTATTTCGGCCAGACGTTTGTGCCTGCGACTGATGTCGCTGGCTCTGTGCCAGAAGAGACAAGCGATGATGATGCTATCACCGCAATCGAGTCTGTCATCGCTGGCAGCGAGGATGAAGGCCATCCGATTGCGAGCGTCAGCCCGTTTGTGGTTGGCATTATCCTAAAATTTGCGCTTCAAATTCTTTTGAAGAAAATTTCAGGCTGATTTTTTTTGATCAAAAAAAATGCCAAGGGGGGGTCAAAAAACCCCCTAAAATGGGAGGAAGACCGCCATCGCCACCTGAACGCGTTTTTGGAACTACTTGAGGTCGAATCGCATGATGCGAGGGTAAATATCATGCCACGCGGCAGGAAACCAACAAAAAACGAGACCATTGCGATGTCGCAGACTCCACCGAGAGGATTACCGGTGGAGGTGCGCAAATGCTGGGTCCGTCTATGCAATCGCATCCATCAATCGTCGGGCACGGGAATCGCAGCCGCAGACGCCGAGGTGCTCATCATGGCAGCGCACCAGCTCGCCCGCGTCGAGGCGATGCGACTGGCAGCAGCCAGCCAACCTTTTACTTTGCCTGATGAGCGTGGCGTACAACGCATGCACCCACTCTGGGGAGAGCTGCGCAATGCCGAGAGCCAGTTGCGATCTACGTTTACAGTCCTGATGCTGACTCCACGCAGCCGCAAAACTCAAAGCAGCAATATCGATCCTGCCGGACCTAATGAGGACGATATCAACGATATTGCTCTGCGCATTCTTGGGTAACTCATGGCAAAACTAAAAACAAAGCAAGTAGAGCTTAGGCCTGAGGAGAAGGCTAAGCTCTTTTTTGAGCATTTCTTGACCCATAGCAAGGGCGAGATGTCGGGCAGGCCTCTCGTGTTATCGGATTGGCAATACAACGACATCATAGCTCCACTATTTGGCACGCTACGACCCGATGGCATGCGTCAGTATCGGACGTGTTACATCGAGATTCCCCGCAAAAATGGCAAGAGCACGCTGGCCGCGGGCATAGCTCTCTACCTTCTGTTTGGCGATGGCGAGCCCGGTGCTGAGGTTATTTGCGCTGCTGCTGATCGAGATCAAGCATCGATCGTATTTGACCTTGCCGCTAGCATGGTGCGCAACTCACCTGCCCTTGATGCCAAGTGCTCTGTATTGCGCAAAGAGATCGTGACCAAAGACGGCAGGCGCATGCGGGCAATCTCAGCAGATGCTCACACTAAACACGGCATGAACTGTAGCGGTATTATCTTTGACGAGTTGCATGCGCAACCTAATCGAGAGCTCTGGGATGTGCTCACGACATCGACTGGAGCGAGAAAGCAACCGCTCACGATCTCGATTACGACGGCAGGCCATGACCGTAACTCGCTCTGTTACGAGATGCACCTACACGCTCGAGCGGTGGCTGATGGCACATTAGAGGATCGCAGCTTTTTGCCGGTCCTTTACCGTGCACCAGATGGCGCAGACTGGAAACAGGAGAGCACATGGCGGGCAGCAAATCCCGGCTATGGCGTCTCAGTCCGAGAGGACTACATGAGGCAAGCCGCCATGGACGCCGCCCAATCACCTGCTCGCGAGCTAGCATTTCGCCGCCTCCACCTTTGCGAGTGGACCGACACAATCACACGATGGATCGCACCCGAGACATGGGACGCATGCCGCAGCCCTCGACCTGATCTCGATGGTCGATTGTGTTATGGCGCGCTCGACCTGAGCTCGACCATGGATCTCTCGGCGTTTGTCTTGGCCTTCCCGCTCGACGATGGCACGATCTGGATTGAGCCGACATGTTGGGCACCTCGAGGTGCTCTCAAACAACGTGAGCGCACCAATCGCATGCGCTACGACCAATGGCATGCGAGCGGGCACATCAACGTCACCGATGGCGATGTGATCGAGTACGAGGATGTCTACACGCGGATCAAGCAGTTATGCGCACAGTATCGGGTGGTCGATATCGCAATTGACCGTTGGAATGCTAGCCAATTGGCGCAGCAAATGCAGAGTGATGGGCTGAACATCGTGTCGTTTGGGCAGGGCTATGCGAGCATGTCTCCCGCTGCCAAGGATTTTGAGACATTAGTCATGGCGAGAAAATTGAGGCATGACGGCAATCCGGTATTGCGATGGTGCTTGGGCAACTGTTCGATAGAGTCAGACGCTGCTGGCAATATCAAGCCCAGCAAGGCAAAGTCATCGGAAAAGATCGACGCGCTTGTGGCAAGCATTATGGCAGTCGCAAGATCTCGAGTCGGTGAGGCAGGCGGAGCGATTGGGCGAGGTGCCCCGTCGGTGTACGAGTCGCGAGGGATGACTCTCATATGACGATCATCGATCGCATCAAGAGCCTATTCACGCTGCGCGCGGGCAATCGCCCGAGCCTGCGAGATCCCGCGCTCACAGCGTTTTATGGTGGCGCGGTTAGCAGCGCTGGTGTGCAGGTATCTGAGAGCTCAGCGCTCAGCTATGCGCCGTTCTGGCAAGCCGTTCGCATTATCTCCGAGACCATCTCTAGCCTGCCGTTTCACGTATATCAGCAGACTGCAAATGGGCGGATTATCGCTGATGACATGATGGTGGCCGACCTTTTGCGCTTTGCACCAAACGAAGAGATGACCTCGATGCAACTGCGCGAGCAATGGCTTGCGCAGGCTTTGACATGGGGCAATGGCTACTGCGAAATCGAGAGAGACACGATCGGCCGCCCAACGCGCCTATGGCTGCTGCGTGCCGAAAACATGAAGGTCGGGCGATCCGAAAACGGCGACCTACAATATATCTATCGCTCGGACCACGCTCGCCCGACCTACATACCAGCATCTGACGTACTGCATCTACGTGGCCCAGGCGGTGACGGCTACGTTGGTGCCAGCGTTGTCGCATTGGCTCGAGACTCGATCGGGCTAGGCATCGCTGCTGAGTCGTTTGGCTCATCATTTTTTGGCCGTGGCGCTAGACCATCCGGCGTGCTAGAGCATCCCGGCAGGCTCAGCGACGATGCCCGCGGTCGCCTTCGTGGCGATTGGGAACGATTGCACTCCGGCATCGACAATGCCTCGAGGGTCGCAATCCTCGAGGAGGGCATGAAATGGACCACGACTGCCATCCCGCCTGACGATGCGCAGTTCCTCGAGACTCGACGCTTTCAGCTCGAGGAGATTGCACGCTGGTTCAACATCCCGGTAAGCAAACTGCGAGCAACTGGCGGATCGACCTACAGCTCGCTCGAGCAAGAAAATCAAGCATTCCTCAGCGAGACGCTGCGCCCATGGCTTGTCCGCATTGAGCAAGAGGTCAGAAATAAACTGCTCCTGCCGATCAGCAGCAGCTACTACGTTGAGCACCGCGTCGAGGGGCTGCTGCGCACCGACCTAGCAGCGAGATACAGCGCATACGCAATCGGTCGCAACTGGGGTTGGCTCTCGGTCAATGAGATCCGAGCGCTTGAGCAGCTCGACCCTATCGAGGGTGGAGATGTGTTCCTTCAGCCCCTCAACATGCAACCCGTATCGTCGATGGGCGGGGCTCAGGCACCGCCTGCTGATCCTACCGTTGCGCCGATTGTCGTCGATCCTACAGCGCTGCCAGCAGCACCACCGGCACCAGCAGAGACCAACGACCTCGAGGCATATGCCAGCGATGCAGTCATTGCGTTAGCGCTGGCGATGACTGAGCACCAGATCCCGAGCTGCGAGCATGGCTCGACCAATCGCTGCCGTGTCTGCGGTATCGAGCGTGAGCGTGAGCTTGTGCCACCGAGCCGCCCAGGTGGTCGCCACGCATGGCGAATCAAATGGCGACCGATCCTGCCATTACGCAAAACAGAGACTGAGCGATCGATGCCTGCCGAGCGTCGAGCAAAATACGATAGTATCGATTTTTCTCCACCTGCCGGAGTCCGCGAAGAGGCTGCTCGAGGTCTAGAGTGGCGAGCCGAATATGGTCGCGGTGGCACTGAAGTAGGTGTTGCTCGAGCCAGAGATCTGAGCAATGGCAGCAACATCAGCCCCGACACAATTGGGCGGATGGTGAGTTATTTTGCCCGCCATGCCGTCGATTCACAGGGCGAGGGCTGGTCGCCCGGTCAAGACGGATTCCCGAGCGCTGGCCGTATTGCTTGGGCGCTCTGGGGCGGAGATGCTGGGCGAACATGGGCGAACAAAGTAGCAGGCCAGATGGATAGGGAGGACGACAATGGAGCGTAGACTGCTCTCTACCGTCTCATCTGATGCTGGCCGACTGATGGGCTATGCCTCGGTCTACGGGCCGCTGAGCGAAGATCTGGGTGGTTTCCGTGAGCGCATAGCACCGCAGGCATTTGCCAGCACCCTCGAGGATAAAAATGCAGATGTGCGAGCGCTGATCAATCACGACTCATCGCTTGTGCTAGGTCGCAGATCCGCGGGCACGCTCAAACTGAGCACTGACAAAAATGGCCTTGGCGTTGAGATCTACCCGCCAGACACAAGCTATGCCAAAGATCTGCTAGCACTTATTCAGCGCGGCGATGTCAACCAAATGTCGTTTGGATTTATCGTCAGAGCTGACGAGTGGACAATCGAGGAAACAGTACGAGTGCGGACCGTGACAGATGTCGAGCTCATCGAGGTCTCCGTCGTCACCATCCCCGCCTATCCGGACACCACGGTCGCGATACGGTCGCGTGATCAGTGGAGCGCCAGTCAATTGAGACTGAGCGTACATTTACGAGGCCGAAAATTGCTTATGTCGCAGCTCGGCTGCGCAGGGAGGATTGTATGAGCGTATCACGTCGCGAC